CTGTCATCAGCAACAGATAGATTTCCAATTTCACTCCAAAGGAGACTTCTTGAGATAGCAATATCAAAAGAAGTATCTGATGGATGAAGTTTTATTCTATCTGATAGGAAATTTGAAACTCCAGAAGGAAATCTAGTTCAATATAGAACTGGACAACCTATGGGTTCATATTCTTCCTGAGCTGCCTTTACACTAACACACCATTTAGTTTTACACTGATGTGCAAAATTAAATGGTTTAGATAACATTACAGATTATATAATCCTTGGTGATGATATCGTTATAAAAAACGATAAAGTTGCCAAAACTTATATGAAATGAATGAATTATTTAGGTGTTGAACTATCTGATAGTAAAACACATGTATAAAAAGATACATATGAATTTGCTAAAAGATGGTTTAGTAAAGGGAAAGAGATCACAGGATTGCCTATGAGAGGAATTGTTAATAATATTAACAATCCTTTCATAGTAATGGTAAATCTCTATGACTTTTATAAAGTTAAAGGGAATTACATTAGTTCTTGTAAGAACCTTCCATGTATTCTTTCTTCTCTTTACAGAGGTCTAAGTTTTAAATTATCAAAGAGATTTGATAATAGAAAATTTAGAATGAAGATCTATACTTTCCATAAATCACTTGATTATTCATTTGGTTATTCAACATATGATTCTCTTAGAGAATTATTATGTTTGAATATACAAAATGAACAATTTATGATCCCAAACGACCAATTAATTCGTACTACGTACGATGAGGTTATAGGTTTGGGTATGGGAAGCTCCGTTCAAGATAGTCTATTTGCTTTGCAAGACTTAGCACAAAAGGTTATAAATGGTAAAACCATTTATAATCTTGAAGATGCTAATGAGCTTAACAAGTATCCTATCTTTAAAGGAATTGTTAACTATATTAATAATTATATAGATAATGTCGGTAAATGAGAAATTAACTCTCTCAATTACAGAGACAAATCTAAAGAATTATTAATGTTAAATGTTGACCATGTATTAGGAAAAGAAAGGAATAAAACACTTTCTTTACTTAACACTGGAAAAATATTTAACTTAGGATTTAGAAAAATAAATCAAACTGAAGAAATAATGTATGGTTCATCAATTGGTGAATCAGATTATTCCTACAATTTTGATCTAAGTAATTACTTAGTTTCTAATATCGTAAATAGTTCAACAATGTATCTATCTAGATTAAGAGAATTGGACGCAGGAACATACAAAGAACCGGTGAAATCAACACCGAAATCTATGTATGATGCCTACGCTAATTTCTTTAATTAGTAGATTATATTCATAGATCCTTCTGAAAGAGAAGGAGGGTATGGTATATTTGTATATATGGTAACATATATACATGTAAGCCATACGGTTTAAAAACCAGTAATGTCACGCGAG